AAGCGCGGAGTCCGACGTCGATGAGCACGTGGACACGCACCGAACAACAACGCGCGCTCGAGATCGACCGTCGACGCGCGCGTCGTCTGCATCGGCACGTCCGGACCCCCAGGGGGGGCTTCGACATCGCTCGTAACCCTAGGCGCGGGAAACCGCGCAGGGCCTTTCCTCACGCGCCGTCAGCGAATGAAATTGCTATATCCAGGGCGATCGCCTGATGCCGGGGACCTCGAGCTCCGGCGGCCGCAACAAGAAATCGGCAAAGACGCTCGCGCTCGCCGGCACGTACCGGAAAGATCGGCACGGCGGGTCGACGACCGCGGATCCGCCGAAGGGCCGGCCGACACGGCCGGACACACTTAAGGGCGAAGCGCGCGCGGAGTGGAGCCGGATGATCGATCGTCTCGAGACGTCGAAGACGCTCTCGCCGGTCGACGACGCGGTCCTCTATCGGTACTGCCAGCTCCATGCGCGAGCCGAGTTACTCGAGCGAGGACTGTCCGCACTGCGATCGCCGTTCTACATCGACGCCTTCGGGAATCCTCGGGTCCATCCGGGCTTCGCGCAGCTGCGGGCGCACGACCAGGTGCTGCGCCACTACCTCGTGGAATTCGGGCTGACGCCGGCGGCGCGCACGCGCGTGAAAGCGATCGGCGTCGGAACGCCGGCCGAGTCGGATCCCTTCGCGGAGTTTGATGAACCGACGGCCACGCACTAAGAAGTCGGCCGCGAACCCCGTCGATGCGTACGCGCATGCTGTGGTGAAGGGGCGCGTGCCGGCAGGGAAGTATCACCGGCTCGCCTGCGCGCGGCATCTCCGCGATCGATCCCGCGAAGGCACGCCCGCCTTTCCGTACCGGTTTGACCTGGCGAAGGCCGACCGCTTCTTTCGGTTCGCTTCGAAGCTCAAACACTACAAGGGCGAATGGGCGGGGTCGTTCATCGTGCTGCAGCCGTGGCAGCTCTTTCGACGCGGCTCGTTCTTTGGCTGGGTCCACGTCGACACCGGGCTCCGACGGTTTCGGACCACCTACGACGAGGTGCCGCGCAAGAACGGCAAGACGCTCGAGCTCGCCATCATGGCGGTCTACGTCACGTTCTACGACCAGGAGCCTGGCGCCGAAGGGTACTGCCTGGCGACGACGCGCTATCAGGCGGGGTTCGTCTTCAAGGATGCGAAGAAGCTGGTCCGGTCGTCCGGGTTGAAGGTCCGCCTCACGGTGATGGCCAACAACATTCACCGCGGCGACACCGATTCGAAGCTCGAGCCGCTCGGCGCGGACCCGGTCGACGGCCTCAATCCCCATTTCATCGGGATGGACGAGCTCCACAAATGGAAGACGCGCTATCGGCTCGACGTGATGGAAACGGCGACCGGATCGCGCCGGCAGCCGGTGACCGCGCAGATCACCACGGCCGGCGACGACATCGTCAGCGTGTGCGGCGACCAACACGATTACGCCTGCAAGATTCTCGACCAGGTCCTCGAGGACGAGACGTTCTTCGCCTTCATCGCGCATGCGGACATCGGCCTGGCCGGCATCGCCGACGACGATTGGACGCGCGAATCGACCGCCATCAAAGCCAATCCCAACTGGAACGTCTCGGTGAAGCCGGAGAAATTGGCGGCGACGCGCAACAAAGCGCTGCACATGCCGAGTGCCGCGGCGGCGTACCAACAGGACCATCTCGACGTCTGGGTCAACACCGATGCGCCCTGGCTGGCGCTCGACGGATGGAAGCGGGGCCAGAGCGCCTGGCTCCTCGAGGAGCTGCGCGGGCAGCCCTGCTACGCCGCGATCGACCTCTCAAGCAAGATCGATCTGGCCGCGCTCGTCTTCCTCTTTCCCCCAACGGCCACGCGAACATCGTGGCGCTACGTGGTCCGGTGCTTCACGCCGGCCGATACGCTCGTCGCGCGCGCGCGTCGCGACCGCGCTCCGTATCTGCCATGGACCGAGCTCCTGATCCCGGGCTCGCCCTGGCCGGTCCTCTCGACGAATCCGGGCAACCGCCTCGACCAGGACGTCCTCCGCGCGGCCGTCAACGAGGCGAAGGACCTCTTCGGATTCGACATCAAGCAAGTCGGCTTCGACCCCTGGAACGCCGGCACGCTCGAGCAGGACTTGATCGACGACGGCTTCGAGATCCTCGAGGTCCCGCAAACCATCAAGCACATGAGTCTGCCGTCGAAGGACTTCGAGGCGGAGGTCCTCGACGGGCTCGTCGACGCCGGTGGGAATCCGTTGCTCGCGTGGATGGCGAGCAACGTCGTCGTCTACCGGGACGGGCCCGACAACATCAAACCGGTCAAGAAGAAGAGCCGCGGCCGGATCGACGGGATCGTCGCGGCGATCATGGCGCGCAAGCTCGCGGGGATGGACGACGTCGCGCCCGCGCAGGACCCGGATCTGTTGGTCGCATGAAGCGCACGCATCCCGGCCGGCCGCCGCTCGACGACGACGACCCGTCGGTATCCGTCAGTATCTCGCTGCCGTCGAAACAATTCGACACGTACTGCCGGCGTGCGCAGCGCGAAGACGTCAGCGTGCCCGAGATCATTCGGCGCGACCTCGGCCCGAATAAAACATTGAAAATCCCGTAGATCGGCCTGAGCCACCCACACTCGGAGAGCTTGTGTGGTTCCTTCCTGCGCTGGCTTTTGTTCTGGCGGCCGCCCTGTCAGCTCCGACGGGTCATTGTGAATTTCACGCACGACTCGACGGAGGCCTTCGAAGGGATCCTCTGGTCCTATCGCGGGGGCTGGGTGACGCTCCGGGACGTGTCAGCGCTCAAGGCGGGCCAACCGCCCGCGAAGGTGGTGGGCGATGTAATTCTGCACCGATCGGCGATCGCGTACCTCCAGGTCCTCCTGTGATCGTCCACACGTTCGACGGCCTGCAGGCGCTCACGACTCCCCAGCCGTCGAGCTGGGGCTCATCCTCGAACGGCACCTCCCTGAATCTCTACGGCCTCAACCAGGAGTACGCCGAGATTTACCGGACGCAACCGAACGTCCGCATCTGTGTCGACTTTCTCGCGCGGAACATCGCGCAGCTCACCCCGCAAGTCTTTCGCCGGGTCTCCGACACCGACCGCGTGCGGCTGGTCGATCACGATCTCGCCCGCTGGATCGGGAAGCCGAACCCGTCGACGCGACGCTACCGGCTCTTCGAAAACCTGATGGGCGACATGGGCGTGTACTTCAACGCCAACTGGGTGAAGGTGCGCTACCGCCGCGACGACGGCCGGGCGGCGATCGGCCTCGTGCGCATCCCCGCGGATCAACTCACGGCGGAGGGCGGCCTGCTGAAATCGCATTTCGCCTGGACCTCAAACGGGCGCGTGAAGGACTTCGCGCTCTCCGAGATCGTGTACTTCGACGGCTACAACCCGACGAACCCGCTCATGGGCCTGTCGCCGCTGGAAACCTTGCGAAACATTCTGGCCGAAGAAGCGGCCGCGAGCTCGAATCGCGAATCGTACTGGCGCAACGCGTCGCGCCAGGAGGGCGTGATCGAACGGGCTGTCGGCGACCCGTCGGGCAAGTGGACGAAAGAGCAGAAGAACGACTGGCGCGAGCAGTGGCAGACACGGGCCACCGGCTCGGCCGCCGGCCAGGTCGCCCTCCTCGAGCCGGGCTGGACCTTCAAGGCCAGCTCGTTCAGCGCGAAGGACTCCGAGTACACCGTCGGCGGGAAGCTGCGGCGCGAAGTCGTGGCGGCCGCGTATCACATTCCCCAGCCGATGGTCGGGATCCTCGAGCACGCCACCTTCTCGAACATCAAAGAGCAGCACAAGCATCTCTATCAGGACTGCCTCGGCCCCTGGCTCGAGATGCTGCAACAGGAGATCGAAGGGCAGCTGCTCGTCGAGTGCGAGGACCAGACCGACGTGTACGTGGAATTCAACATCGACGCGAAATTGGCCGGCACGCCGGAAGAGCGCGCGGCCTCGCTGCAGATGGCCGTCGGCCGTCCGTGGCGGACGGTCAACGAAGCTCGGTCGCTCGAGAACCTCCCGCGCATCGACGACGACGAGCTCGATACCGTCGCTCCCCAACAGGGCGGGCCGTCCGACGCGACGGTACACCCGGAGCGCGCGACGCCTCCCACGTTCCAGCCACCTGATGATGAGAGCGACGCCGACGAGCCAGACGCCACCGCGATCGCGCCCGTGCTGCACGCCGCGCGTCTGCGCCAACAGGCCCGCCTGGGCAAACTCCCGATCGCCGAGCGCGCCGCCGCCTTCTTCCGCGACTTCGACCGCTGGAACCGCGAGCTCGCGCAGGACCTCACGCCGATCGTGGGCGCTGAGAAGGCGGCCCACCTGGCCGTCACCGCCAATGGCACCACACTCACCAGGCTCATCACGCTCGAGGAGACCGCCGCATGAAACCCGAGCGCTACGCCCACGTCCTCAGTTTCGCGCTGTCGCATCCCTGGGCGGTCCTGCCGGAGATGATGCCGGTCGTCGCGGGCATTCTCGCGCGCCACATTGCGGGCCTGGACTCGAGCGCGGAGATCGCGGCCGCCCTGGTCAACCGCAAGAACCTCCCGCAGCCGCGCGCCGGCAGCGTGGCCATCATTCCGGTCTACGGCGTCATCGCGCCGCGCATGAATCTCTTCAGCGAGTACTCGGGGGGCACGACCTTCGAAAAGCTGACCGGCCAACTCCGCCAGGTGATGGCCAACGCCGACGTCAAGACGATCGTGCTCGATATCGACTCGCCAGGCGGGAGCGTCGCCGGCGCCGCCGAGTTCTCCGCGGAACTGCGGAAGGCGCGCGCCAAGAAACCGATCCTCGCCGTCGGCCAGTACACGATGGCCTCGGCCGCCTACCACCTGGCGTCCGCGTGCACCGAGATCATCGCGGCGCCCTCCGCGTGCACCGGATCGATCGGCTGCTATTGGATGCACGACGACCTCTCCGAGGCGCTCGCGCAGCTCGGCATCAAACGCACGTTCGTCTCCGCCGGGGAAGGGAAGCTCGACGGCAACGAGACCGAAGCGCTGAGCGTCAGCGCGAAAGCCCGCCGGCAGGCGACGGTCGACTCGATGTACGGCGCGTTCGTCGACGCCGTCGTCACCGGCCGCGGCAAAGGGATGACCGCCGACCGCGTCCGCACTGAGTGGAAAGCCCATGTCTACGAATCCCCCGACGCCTTGAAGCTCGGGATGATCGATTCGATCGCCACGCTCGACGACACGCTGCAGCGCGTGCTGTCCGCCTCGCCCGACGCCGCCGATCAGCGCGCCGCCCTCGACTTCACCTCGCCCGTCGACACGTCCCAGGAGCCCGCGAGGGCCACGGACCAGGATCGCCGGGCGGATGCCGACCTCGAACGCCAGGTGTTCGAGATGAACCTCTAACTCGCAGATTCAGAGAGAGACCGACCCATGAACATCGCACAACTGCAGCGCGACCTCGACGCCAAGAAGGCCGAGGCGTCCGCGCTGTTCGCCAAGACCGCGCTCGACGCGCAAAACGCTAAGAACGACAAGGGCGAGCCCACGCCGCGGGAACGGACCGCCGAGGAACGCCAGGCCGTGCAGGCGCTCCTCGACGAGAAGGCCGCGATCGAAGTCCGCCTCGCGACCGCCAAGGGCGACGCCAATATGGCCGCCGAGATCGAGAAAATCACGGCCGGGATGATCAAGCCGGCGACCCCCGGGCAGACGCGCACCGTCACGAAGTCGATGGGCCAGCAGTTCGTGGAGTCCGACCTCGGGCAGTTCTTCCTCAAGAAGCAGCAGCGCGGGCACAAGACCTGGAACACGCCGATCGCGGAACTGTTCGACGTGCGCGCCGCCACCCTGACGACCGACGCGGCCTCCGGCGGCGACCTGGTCGTCTCGGACACCCGCCCGGGCATTCTGCCGATCCTGTTCAAGCGGCTGACCGTGCGGGACCTCCTCGCGCCCGGCACGACCGACAGCAACAACGTCAGCTACATGCAGGAAACGACCTTCACCAACGCCGCGGCCACCGTCGTGGAAGCGACCGGCGACAAGCCGCAGTCCACGCTGGTGTTCGACCTCAAGAACGAGCTCGTGCAGGTGATCGCGCACTGGCTGCCGGTGACCGAGCAGATGCTCGAGGACGTCAGTCAGATCCGCAGCTATATCGACGCGCGCCTCAAGCTCGGCGTGCAGCTCACGGAAGAGGATCAGCTCCTCAACGGCGACGGCACGCCGCCCAATATCAGCGGCATCCTCGACCGCGTCATCACCGCGGCGCAGGCGCGCGGGGCGGATACCAACGCCGACGCGATCTTCAAAGCGATGATGAAGGTCTTCAACGCGTCCCTCGTGATGCCCGACGGCCACGTGGTCAACCCGGCCAACTGGCAGACGATCCAGCTCGCCAAGGACGCCAACGGCCAGTACTACGGCATGGGGCCGTTCGCGGGCGCGCAGCCGCCGACGCTCTGGGGTCTCCCGGTCGCGGTCACGCCGTCGATCGTGGCCAACACGAGCCTGACGGGCGCGTTCAAGTCCTGCGCGCAGATCTTCGACCACGGCGGCCTGCGGGTCGACGTGAGCAACAGCCACTCAGATTTCTTTATTAAAAATTTGGTGGCAATCAGGGCCGAGGAGCGGTTAGCGTTAGCCGTTTACCGACCTTTAGCGTTCGGAACTGCTACGGGATTGAACTAGGAAAACAATCTTATCGGTATACCGTGTGGGTGTATTCTTACTGATGAGGATACACCCCACATGGCACCGAAGGTTAAGAAGCGTGGAGCACCAAAGGTTCGGCGTCGACTCGTCCACTGCGCAGCGTGCGGCGCCTCGCTGGAGCGGCGACTGTCGGACATCAAGCGGAATACGAGCCGGCGGTTTTTCTGTAACGAGGCGTGCTTACGAAGGGTCGGCGTCAGACCGCGGACGGGAACGGAGAAACCGTGCGAGCAATGCGGCAAGCCAATCTACACGGTGCCGTCGGCCACGAAGCCGGCCCGCTTCTGTTCGAAGCAATGCGTGCACGCGTGGAATGGGCGCGCGGCGGAACATCGGACGTGTGAGCGGTGCGGGAAGCCGTATCGCGTCTCTCCGTCACAGGCCAGTATCCGCGCCGCGCGGTTCTGTTCGCGACGATGCGAGGGTGATTCGAGAATTCAGCGCCCGCTGGAGCGCAGACACAACGGGCGCTGCGCGAGGCTCGACCGATTTGGCTATGTGCTCATTTACGAGCCGGATCATCCGAAGGCGGTCGGCGGCGGGTGGGTGTACGAGCATCGGTGGTTAGTCGAGCAGGACCTCGGGCGTGTGCTCGACCAGAACGAGACGGTCCATCACATCAACGGCGTGAAGGACGACAACCGTCTTGAGAACCTGATCGTGATGGGCGCCCGCGAACACGCCGCGTTGTCCGTCCGCGAGTATCGCGACGCAACGAACGGCAAGCTGCGAGAGCTCGACGAATACAAGCGGCGCTTCGGCCCGCTGAAGAAGGAGTCATGACGATGAAACGACTCACTCATCTGTCTCTCGCTGCGTTAGCGCTCGTGGTGCTGGTCGCGGCCGCTTCGACCACGAGCGCCCAAAACGCCACCGACGGCGCGATCGCCAACGCGGCGACCGTCCACAGCCGGATCAGCGTCGGCACGACCGAAGACGAGACGCAGATCAAGGGCATCCCGGGCGCGGTCTATTCGATCACCGCGACCAACGTCAACGCCGCCGTCCGGTACCTGAAGTGCTACAACCTGCCGGCCTCGTCCGCGGCGCCGGGGACCTCGACCCCCTGGCTGCGGTTGGCGGTGCCCGGCGCGGGCTCCGTCACGGCCACGTTTCCGTCCGGCGCGTTTTTCTCCGTCTCGTTGACGTGTGCGCTCGTCATCGGCGTGGCGGACAGCGACGTCGCCGAGGTGGCGGCGAACGAACTGATCTGGACCATCACTTACAAGTAGGAGCCGCCTCATGTCTCGATACGACCCGACAACGAATCAGATGGTCCGGACCGACGACCCGGCCGACGTGCAGAACGTGCGGACACGCTTCACGGCGGCGCAGGTCGAGGCGGGCGCGACGCTCCTGCCGGCGGTCCCTGGCTACGCCTATCGGCTCGTCGACCTGATCCTCATCGCGATCGGCGGCGCCGTCACCGGGGCCACCGATGTGCGTGTCCTTGGGACGCAGGCCGCCGGATCGGTGGCGCTGCTCGTGGCGGTCGCCGCGGCGTTGACGCAGGGCGCCGTCCTACGCGCGGGCGCGACCAACGCCAACGTGCTCGGCACGGGCCTGTCCTTCACGCCGTGCGACGAGAACACGGCGATCACGGTCGGCAAGACCGGCGGCGTGCTCGCCACCGCGACCCACGTCGACGTGATGGCCACCTATGTCCTGGAGGCTGCGTAATCATGGCGAAGGTCATCGTCACGCAGAACATGGAACCGGGCTGGTCCAATCAGCGATCCGGACGGGGCGAGCCCCAGTCGCCGGCCGCCGCCAAGGCGCCGGTGGATCCACCCGTGCCGACACAGGCCGACATGGACGCGGAGGACGCAGCCCGTAAGGCGGCGTCCACTGACGAGCCGGCAGCCGGCCCAGCGAAGAAGGCTCGGGCGAAGAAGGCGAAGAAGCCCGGCAAGAAGAAGCGATAGCCAGGCGGGTCGCATGGACGACCAACCGATCGTCCGGTTCGTCGCCCAGCGCGAAACGCATCTCGGGGACTGCACGATCGCCGCCTTCGCGATGTGCGTCGGGCTGACGTACTCGGAGGCCCTGGTCACGATCGCGGCCGTCCAGCCGCGCGTGTTACAGGACGGCGCGACGTGGGGCCAGCTCAAGCGAGCGGCGAAGACGCGCGGCGTCGTGCTCGTCGTCAAGAAGACGTTCGACCTGGACGACCTCGAGGAAGGCGGCGGGATGCTCGGCGTCGACCTCCAGCCAGGCGGCCAGCACGCGGTGTATTTCAAACGCGGCCTGATCTTTGACGGCCGGTCGTCGTCCGTATGGGACGCCGATGTGTATTTGCGAGTGAACCAGGCGCAGGTGTTGACGATGCTCGTGAGGACGACGTGAGGTTTCGGACCGACCCCGGGGATTGTCTCGTTTGCGGCGCGGCGCATTGTGCGTGCGGCGGCGCCGGCGAGCCGATCACCGTGGTCCAGTTGCCGATGCGGGATGCGGCGATCTCCGGACCTATTCCACAGGCGGACGGCGACAGTCGTCCCCTCGGGGATGGGACCGACGGTCGTTCGTTCTCGACCGCCACCTATCGCGGAACGAAGAAGCGATGAGCATCACCTGGCCGCGCTCGTCGTCTCGTCCGGTGTTCCCCCATGCCGTCGCGGTGCTCGTGAACCCGGCGATTGCCATTGTCGCGTCGTCGATCGCGGCAGCCACCGTGCTCGACACGCTCACGCCGCACCACCTGGTCTCCGGCGACACGGTTCTGGTCGCGGGCCATGTCGGCTCGACGCCGGCCGTGGACGGCTCGCGGGTCGCGACGGTGATCGATGCGACCCATGTCTCGGTACCCGTCGCGGTGACCATCGCTGGCACCGGCGGGACGCTGACGCGGACCACGGCGGTCGAACCCCTGACGCTCGCGCAGGCGAAACTCTACGCGCGGCTCAGCGGGACGGACCTGGACACCCTGCTCCCTGGCTGGATCACGACGGCGCGCGACAAGGTCGAGCAGGATACCGGGCTCGCGCTCCTCACCCAGACCCGCGATGTGTATGTCGATGTGATCAGTGGCTCGATTCTCACGTTGCCGTCGCAGTCGCGGCCGTTGCAGGCGGTGACGTCGATCACCTCGACGGACACGGCGGGCGCGGCGCAGGTGCTCGACCCCTCGAACTACGTCCTTGATCTCGTGAGCGGCCGGATCGGACTGGCCGTGGGCGGGGCGTTTCCGTCTGACCTGAGAAGTTTTCAGCCGTATGTGCTGCGGATTACCTCAGGCTGGACGGAGGTCGCGTTGATTCCCGCGGCGCTGGTCCAGGCGGTCGGGCTGCTGGTCGATTACTACGTGAATAAAGACGAGACCGCCCTGGCCATCTACAACGAGACGATTGCGCCCTTCAGGCCTGTGGTGGTGGCTTAGCGATGTCCACCCACTGGCGTCAAGAGTGCCGCTTCAATCGACCAGCCCATCCTGAGGCGACTCCTGAGACAGTCGCGCGTCAGGCCGTAGTGCTCCGCCCAATCTTCGAGACATCGCGTGTCGCCGCGAAAAGTGATCAATCGGTTGGTCCGCTTATTCCGATGCTGCTGCGTGGGTGTGGCCCAGCGCACGTTGCCCGGTTCGTAGTGGCCGTCATTGTTCGGGTAGCGGTCCAACGTGTGTTGCGGGGAAGGGCGCGGACCGACATCAGCCAGAAATGCGGAGTAGTCATTCAGCCAGCGCTCACAGACCGTGATGCCGCGCGCGCCGTAGAGGTGATAGGAGACATTCCTGGGATTGAGACACCTCGCGCGCATGGTTCTCCAGAGGCCGTATTGCGGCGTGCGCGACAGTCCGTGCGTGCGGGTCTGCGCCTGCCCGGCCTTCCACAGAGACGAGCCGGTTCGGTGTCCCGCACATGCGCGCGAGCAGAAACGTTGAAGGCGTTTCCCGGTGGAGTTACGCGGCAGAAAGACGACGTCACAGTGTTCGCAGCGTTGGGGTACTTTACGAGGAGCCATGCAGCCGCGCCTCCTATGCGCGTGCCGTGTGGTGAGGGGCCGGTGAGCGCTGAACACGTCCACCGGCTCCGCTCATTGTACCTGCAAAGGCGGGCCGCCTAATGGTCAAACAAGGCCCGCTCAGAGAGATTCTTCTCCTCCAGGAGAATGTCCCCGACGCGCTGGTCGTGACCAGTCTCACGCGCGTGACCACGACCGCCACCGCGCTGACGGCGACCCCGCACGGCTACACGACGAACGATTTCGTGCAGATGGCCCTGGCGGTGCCGAGTGGCTACAACGGCAAAGTCAAAATCACGGTCACGGGCGCGTCGAGCTTTACCTATCCGGTGTTGGGCTCCTTGGCGACGCCGGCGACCGGGCCGATCACCGTCACGTACGTCAGCGATGCGCAGGGCGGCCGCAAGATTGGCTGGACCACCTTCCGCACGATGCACGCGGAACTGATCCCGGTGAAAGCCTGGGAATCGCTCCAGGTGCAGGCGCTCCAAGGCCAACTCGATTACCGCTTCCGGATTCACAGCGTCGACAGCGGCGGCATCACGACCCAGATGCGCGCGCTCTGGACCCCGCAATGGCCCGCTGGCGCGTCGGTCCATACGTTGGAGATCGGTGGAATTCTTCCAGACGGCGACGGCCGATCGTTCACGTTTCTCGAGTGCGGGGAGGTCATCTGATGGCGTACCTCCTCCCGCTGACCGCCGTCGGCGATGCCGTGTATGCGCTGTTCGTCACCGATGCGGTTCTCGAGGCGTTGGTGGCCGGCGGCGTGCAGTCCGACGTGCCGGCGAATCCGCTGTATCCGTTCCTCTGGGTGGAGCTCCTGCACGGCACGAACTACGGCGGGCTCGGCACGCGGCCCGGACACGGCTCGATGCCTGGACTCAATCTGCGTCTCCACGTCTTTCAGTCCGACTACGGCACGATGCGCGACGCGCAGATCGTCATGGCGCGCGCGATCGAGCTGTTGTTCACGACGCCGCTCGTCGTCGAGGGCTACACGGTCTGCAGCGGGATCCCGCTGCCGGAGATCGAAACGATTCCGTTCCCCCAAGAAATATTAGGAGGCGTCCCTGTGAAAGAACTCGTGTCGTCGATCGAATTGATCGTCGAGGAAGTGGTGGCCGCGTAGTGCCTGACGATCCGAAGCCCGCAATTCTCGATCCCTCCGGAAAGCCGGCACGATCAGCGATCGATCTGAGCTGTCCGCGGTGTGGGGCGGGACCGGAGCGGCGGGTGGCGTCGTGTGGGTTTGGGATCAGACGACCGTGCTGTGAGTCATGCGGGTACGTGTGGGCCGACGAAGTGTTCAAGGCGCCGGTGAACAATGGCTAAGGCGTCCTCCGCCAACTTTTCGCTACCGAGACGGGCGCTTGCGATTCGGCATTTTCTTGCCGGTCATCGCGCGTCGACGTTTCGCGTTGGCCTCAGCGGAATAGGCGGCGGCATTGTCGCCGCGGGCGTGATGGTGTTTCGAATGCTCGGACGCCGTCATGAGTTCCAGATTCTCGCGGCGGTTGTCCTGCTTGTCGCCGTTGATGTGGTGGACGGATTCAGATCGCAGCAGCAAGCGACCAAGCGCGCGCTCCATCACCACGCGATGTTCAGCGACGAAACCCTTCACGGCGTGGGGATGTCCGAGGCAGAGCACCCAGACGTAGCCCCGTTGATTCACGCGCCGCGTCACGCGTCGCTGTGGTTTGGGCGGCGGAGTCAGCTTGATGTTGTGGCCGTGAATGAACAGGCGCGGGTAGCCCACGAACCGATTCGCACCGGGGATGTTCCTATCGGCGATGGCCGTCTTCAGTCCGCAGCCACAGAGACACAAGCCGTGCGTCGGGTAGTCGGCGGGCGGCAGGGTTCTCGGCCGGGCCGCACGTTGCCGTTCCTTGGCCGCGACCGTCAGCAGTTGATGCCCCGGAATGAAGCGGTGAGGCACTCCCTTGCCCGGGCGCCGAACGAATCGGACGCCGCAGCCACACGCGCATACGGGCATGAACCCATTATACCAGCAGGTTGGAGCTATCAGTAATGGCGAAGGCTTCATCGGCTAATTTCGCAGTTTTGATCGTGGATGGTTTCTCGCTTTTGTCCGCAAAGGTGCAGGGGTTCAGCCACGAGATCGAAGTCGAGCTCGAACCGAGTGAGGGGCTGGGCGACAGCTGGCGCGAGCACACGCCGACCGGGATGCGGAAGGCGACGATCGAACAGAGTGGCGCGTTCTTCGAGACGACGGCCGGATCGATTCATACCGCGATGGCCGGGCTGCCCGCAACCGAGCGGCTGGTGTCCTGGGCCGTGGCGGGGAACATCCTCGGCGCGGGCTTCATGGCCGTGCAGGGCGCGTTCACGTCCAGCTTTGCGGTGATTGCCTCTCTCGGCAAACTCACGAAGGCGAACGTTAAATACGTCGTCTCGGGTGTGCTGGCTGAGGGTGTGATCCTCCAGGCGCACACCGTGGAAACGGTTGACGGCGCGAACGCCTCCGTGGACAACGGCGCGAGCTCAGCGAACGGCGGAACCGGTGTGCTGTCTGTCTCGCAACTGGCGGGGTTGACCGGGTGTGTCTTCAAGATTCAGCACTCACCCGACGATGCCGCCTGGGCTGATCTCATTTCGTTTACGAACGTCACGACGGCGCCGAACGCGCAGCGGATCGACGTCACCGGCACCGTCGATCGCTATCTGCGCGTCGATCGCAACGTCGCCGGGACCGGCAGCATTACCGCCCTCGCGGGCTTTTCCCGCAACGCATAGAGGAGAGACAGCATGGCAGGCAAATACGGGTCCGCATCCGTCAGCGTGACGCTCACCGATGCCGCGGCGGCGGTGCAGACGATCACGAATTTCGTGATGGAGCTCGGCGGCGCCGAGATCGAACTCGAACTGGAATCGTCCGAAGCGTTCGGCGACGCGTGGCGGGAGCACACCCCGACTGGGATGCGGAAGGCCGCGCCGATCAACGTCAAGGGGCATTTCGACACCACGCTCGTCACCGGGCCGCACGTCGTGCTCCGGCCAGGTGATGCCGACGCCTTGCCGAGTGCGACGGCGCGGGAGTTGGTGATTGTCTTCGGGGACGCCAAGACGTTCACGGTCGACGTGTGGATCTCGAAGTATCGCGTGAGCGCGAGCGTCGGCAAGTTGACGGCGTTTGAAGCCACCCTCCAGCCGACCGGCGCAGCAGTCTGGTCGTAGATCGATGGCCTCCCCGTTCGCCTCGCTCACGGTCTCGGATCCGATCCCGCTCCCGTGGGATAGCGCGGCGTGGTGCAAGGTCAGACGACTCACGGCCCGTGAATTGGATCAGGCGGCCGAGTCTTCGCGGAGTCAGTTCGCGAGCGGGCATCCGCGCCAGTGGCCGGGCTTGCTCCGACGCGCGCTCGAGAAAGGCGCGAGCGATCCCGAGGTGCTGACGGCCATTCGGGATCCCCTGCTCGGGTACGACAGGTTCTCGTTGGTGCGATCGGGCGTCGTCGAGTGGAGTTACCCGTTGCTCAAGCCCGTCGCGGCGCAGCCCGCGGTTCCTGCGGCGAAGGGCAAGCCGGCCGAACCAGCTGTTGACGCGTACGACCCGATCGACGACCTGGACGATGAGGCGATCGACTGGTTCGCGACTGAAGTCCTGAAGCGGACGAAGCCCGGGCTGTTCCACGCGACTGAGGCAGACGCGGAGACCGCCACAAAAAACGACTCCGGCTCTTCCACCGTCATCTAGACGGGGACGAGCCGCAGCCATTCGAGAGCTTCATCGGGATTCTCTGCGAGGAATTTCACTGTCGGCCGACCGAGGCGTGGGAGGAAGTCCAACGGCTTCCAGTCGGATTCCTCCAGCAAGTGATCGAGTACCGGCGCTACGCGGCGGCGTACTTTGCAAACCAGGCGGATCCGAAAGGCTGGCACACGCCCATGCGAACGACCGCGCAAGAAATTGAAATGGAACTCGCGGCTGAGGCGATCGCCCGTGGCTGACGCGATCACGGTGACGGTGAATGCCACCGACATCCTGG